AAAAAAAAGTGATGTGGGGGGTGGTGTATTTTTAAAATTGGGGGTACCCCCTCTTAACCCCACAGCTCCGCCAATCTCTTCACACGAGTGTGAAAAAAAACGGGTTTGGGGGTTTTACGCCAAAAATTATGACTGAGGGAGTAAGGACAGAGAAGAAAAAGTTGTTCCTGCAAGGTTTGAAGGACAACCTGGGAATCATCGAGAGCGCGCTCAGGGCTGCCGGCGTGTCCCGTGGCACCTATGACAAGTGGCGCCGTGATGACGAAGAGTTCAACCGGTCATGCGACGAGGTAATGGAAGCCCAGTGCGACTTCGTTGAGGGCAAGCTTCTGCAGAAAATCAACGACGGCGACATCTCTGCGATAATTTTCTACCTGAAGACGAAGGGAAAGAAACGAGGATGGACTGAGAAGGTTGTGAAAGAGGAGAAACCTATAGCACAACAGTTGCCGCAGATAACGGGCAACGCCGTTGACAGGAGGAACGAGTTTTACAATCGTGTGACTGTGAAAAAGGAATACCTGATCAGCAGACTGAAGGAGCAAGGGAAGTATACGGACGAACTGGAGGTGAGTGTGACACTCACAGCTGAGACCTATGTTCAGTTCGAGATGCTGCAGGACCAGATGCTTTCAGACGACTATCAGAGCGTGACTGTCCAAATCAGCAGGGAAGGAAACGAGCGACGACAGCTTAATCCGCAGGAGGCACAGCTGATGGCATTGCGCCGTCAACTCATGAAACAGCTTACCGCAATAGGTATGACGACAGACAGCAAGGAACGGAAGCAGGACGGCGACTCGTTCAAGGATTTTCTTGAAGAAATAAAAAGCTAAAAAATATGGATTTTGACTTTAACTTTTTAAACAGCAACGCCGAAGACAAAATTACGCCCCCCCAGACACTGGCACTGACGAGAAGAAATCGAACCGGCGTAAGACCGAATGCAAGGAATTGTCGCTCAGATATGAGCACCGTCGTGCATTCTCCGAGGTGAAGATGCTGGAAGCGATGAGGTACGTGCAGTTGCGCGAAGGCGTGAGCTATAACTTCATCACGGCGGGCGATGTCGACAGCCTCAGCTATCTGAAGGTGGTACTGAACCAGCACAATCTGGATTACCTGCTATTCTCGACGTGGTGCATGGCCGCGGAAGACATATTGCAGATAACGCAGTGGTATGACGAGGGCAGGATTAAGAAGCTGGATTCCTATGTCGGTGAAATTTTCCCAGGCAGTTACCGTGTCGAGTATGCCATGCTGAGAAGATTTTACGATGAGCACCCTGATGTCGGGCGCATAGGCGTATTTAAGAATCACAGCAAGATTTACGCAGGATGCAACGAGTCTGAGAACTTTTATTTCGGGATACAGACATCAGCAAATATCAACACGAACCCACGCACAGAACAGGGCAGTATAATCATTAACCGCGAGTTGTTTGAATTTTACAAGGCTTATTTTGACGGGATAAACTCATTTGAATGACCGATGCAGAGAGGCAGAGATACAGGGAAAAGAAGACAGAGATAGCCGATGAGCTCTTGCAGCTGGACAAGTCTGGTGGCTTGTCCGATTTCTCCTACGCGCTTGAGGACACAGACCCCAGGCTTCTTGACTATGTGCTTTCCGTCATCCGCGACCCTGACGGGCACAATCTGTATGAACTGGCCAAGATACGGCGTTTCTTCCAAATGCTTGACAGATGGAAATGGAATGCGGACCGTGTGCGCCGTTTCTTCAAGTTTTACGAGCTCATCAAGTTCAGTGGCGTGAACGGAAGACAGAGATACAAGCTCACACCAGTCCAGTGCTTCCAGTTTGCCAATATCTTCGGTTTTATGCACGATGACGGCCGCCGTCTTATCAGAACCGCCTGCATATTCGTGCCCAGAAAGTTCAGCAAGACCACATCAGCCGCTGCACTCGCTGTCTACGACCTCTTGTTCGGCGACAGCAACGCACAGGCATACGTCGCCGCCAACAGCTATAATCAGGCAAAGATATGCTTCGACGAGATTCGCTCCATCATGCGCGGGCTTGACCCCCGCGAGAAGCATTTCAGGGTGAACCGTGAGAAGATAACGTTCCGTGACGGAGCCCGTGACAGTCTGGCCGCCTGCCTTGCCGCAAACGCAAAGACCCAGGACGGCCTGTACGCCTCTCTCGTCATCATGGACGAATACGCCGCCGCGAGGGACACTGCAACAAAGAGCGGTGCGGACATGCGCAACGTCCTGCAGACCTCCATGGGTCCGAGGCGCGAACCTCTCCTTCTTGTTATCACCACGGCAAGTGACGTCGTGGACGGTCCATTCGCTCATGAGCTCGAAGGTTTGAAGAAGGTGGTGCTCGGCAAGATGGAGAATGACACCGTGTTCGCCGACCTGTTCATGCCCGACGTGGACGACGAGGACGGCGACCCCCGCACCTGGGCGAAGGTCCAGCCACACCTCGGCGTGACTGTCCAGCCGGACTTCTACGAGCATGAGTGGCAAAACGCGCAGTTGTCCGCAGAGAATATGCTGGCCTTCCGTACGAAGTTACTGAACCGTTTCGTGGTGAACGAGAATCAGACCTGGTTCACGACGGAGGACGCGGCGCGTCTGCTTCTCGGTGACGAGATAGTCTTCACGGAAGCCTACCAGCGCAGTGGCACCGTCCCTGTGTCTGCCGTCGACACGCGGAAGGCATTCGACCTCGGCTACTGGAGAGGCAATGAGGGTTATGTCCCCCGTGACAGGGTGCTCTGCTGCATGGCCTTCGACCTCTCAGTTCATGATGACTTCTCCGCCGTGAGCTATGCGATGCGCCTGCCAGGCTCTGGTTTGTTTTTCGTCCACACTGACTACTACTTCCCCGAGGGCGCGCTGAAGGGGCACGCCAACGCCGAGTTGTACAAGATGTGGCATGACACGGGTCACCTGACCTTCTGTAAGGGCGACGTGATAGACGTCGAGCAGATAACGGAGGACATCATGACCCGCTCCAGGGTGTTCAACATCGTGCGCATCGGCTACGACGCCTACAAGGCGCAGCTGCTCGTGAACAACCTCTACACCCTCGGCGGGAAGGACCTGCTGGTCCCGTTCTCCCAGACCATGGGCAACTTCAACAAACCCGTCGAGACCTTCGAGATGTTCGCCAGGGCGACGCCTCCCAGGATCAAGTTCAACAACAACCCCATCAACACCTACTGCCTGACGAACTGCGTCATCAGCGAGGACACGATGGAGAACAAGAAGCCGATGAAGATAAGCCAGACAAGGAAGATAGACGGGACTATCAGCGCACTGATGGCCTTCGGCCTGCTGATGAGCCTCGAGTTTTGAGTTGGTGTGTTTTCATTTCATCTGAATATTTTTGCGGAATCACGTTCGTCGGGAGGCGGGCGTGATTTGATTTTTATTTAAAAATTATCAAAATTAGAATTGAAATATAAAAATCTAATTACCAACTATTTAATAAAATAATCCTAAAATTTTTACAAAAATATTTGGTCAATTCAATAAAAAGTCGTAACTTGCACAAAATTAAATTTTTACACAAGTTTTTAAGGATAACATTCAATGGGCTTTTGGAGAGAAATATTAGGACTTGCCCCTTCCTCCGCACCGCAGAAGAGGGAGGCAGGTGTCTCCGTGTCCCTCGGTGTGAGCGGTCTCGACCTCTCAGGCATTTCCCCCTCAGTCCGTGTTGACGGCGACAGGGCACTCGGCGTGACCGCCTATAAGCGTGCCCTCGACGTGCTGGCGGGTAGTGTCGCCCGCCTCCCATTCCGCTACATGAGACAGAAGGGCGAGGTGTACGAGGAGTTCGAGACCTCCCCCCTCCATTACCTGCTCGCCGTTCAGCCCCAGCTGCGCCTCGGCGCGTTCGATTGGAAATACCAGCTTGTCTGGCGTGCCTTCCATGACGGCAACGCCTATGTCTATCCCCGCATGACCGACGGAGAGGTGACGGAGCTCGTCCTGCTTGGCAGAGGCACCGTCAGCTTCGACGATTGCAATGGCGTGTACACAGTGTGCGACATCCGCAACGGCGTGTACGGCCAGCTCTGGGAGAAGGACATGATCCACGTCAAGTTCAACACCAAGGGCAACGGCCTCGGCACTCCGCTGTGGCAGGTCGGCCGCCGTGCCCTGAGCATCATGGCCACTGCCGACAACGAGACGCTCAACCGGTTCTCGTCGGGTGGCATGGTTCATGGGATTCTGACCAACGACAAGTCGGGAATCAGAGGTCTGGGCAACTACCAGGACGAACAGCTCTCGAAGCTTGCCGAGGTGACGGAGCAGAAATTCATGACCTCCAACATCGTGAGCCTTCCGACCGACGTGGACTTCAAGCAGATAAGCCAGTCGTCGAGCGACATGCAGTTCCTGGAGTCCCGCAAGTTCGCCGTCCTCGACATCTCCCGCCTGACGGGCGTGCCCCCGATTTATCTCTTTGACATGGCGGGTTCCAACTACAAGGCACCGGAGCAGGCAGACACCGCCTTCCTGACCCAGACCCTCGACGTGGTGCTCCGCACCATAGAGAGCGAGTTCAACAGGAAGCTCGTGCCCCGCTCGATGTGCTGCAAGCGCCGGTTCGACTTCGACCGCAAGCGGGTGTTCTCGATGGACTTGTCGAGCATGGCCAACTACGAGGCGAAGATGATCCAGAACGGAGTGATGACGGTCAACGACGTGCGGAGGATGGAGAACCAGCCGCCCATCGCGGACGGCGACCGCGTGTACATCTCCACCAACCTGGCAGAGATAGGCAGTGAGAAGCTCAGCGGAGGAAAGACGAACATAAACCAAGAATCAGAACAATGAAACAGAACAGACGAACAATCACCATGCCGGTATCCCTCCAGCTGAGGGAGCAGTCCGAGGAGCAGGGCAAGCCCCAGGTGCTGGAAGGCTACGCCCTGAAGTTCGGCGTGCGCAGTGTCCCGCTCGACTTCGGCCGTTTCATGTGCTACGAGGTGCTGGAGCCGGGATGTGTCACCCGTGAGATGCTGATGAACCAGCGCATCTACTTCACCATGCACCACAACCGCGAGATGATACTCGGAAGGTGGGACAAAGGCAACGGCACGCTGAGACTCGAGCCAGACGCGACAGGTTTGCACATCAGCTGCGAGATACCCAGCACCTTCATCGGCGACCACGCCCGCGAGATGGTGAGCCGTGGCGACCTCTCCGAGATGTCCTTCGCCTACTGGACCGACGAGGAGGACAAGACCGCCGTCAGCTACGAGCGCACCGATGAGACCACGGACGACGGCACCCCCATCTACATCCGCCACGTCCACCGTATCGACTGGATGTTCGACGTGACCATCGCCGCCACCCCCGCCTTCGAGGACACGGAAATCAAGACCCGCGAGGCGCAGATGGAAGCCGTCATCGAGCAGATGAGGGAGAAGGAGGCAGGCAAGGACGACGACAAGGATGACACGGAGGATACCGAAGAACCCGTCACCGAAAGCGGCACGGACGGCTCAGAAGACGACGCAGAAGACACGGAGGACGGCAAGGACGAGGAAGACACCGCCGAGAAGGCCAGGAAGCGCGAGACGCTGCGTGAGGCGTCAAAACTGAGACGCTACGTGAACAGCATATACAACGAGATTTAGTTAACTTAAATATTCACTTTTAAAAATTTCGCTATGGAGAAATTTGATTTCAAAGTGTCAGGCGAGCGTAAGCGTGAAATCGCCACCCGCCTTGACGAAATCGCCGACAAGCTCGGAACCGAGATTGAGGCAACAGAGCGCGAGACCCTCTCCACAGAGGCTTCGGACTTGCGCAACGAGCTGGACGTCATCCGCAACCGTGAGGCGGCCGCTCTCGCCAGCATGGCAGCCGTTGAGCAGCCACGTCAGGTGAAGTCGAAGAGCGAGGTGCTCCGTGAGATCCTGAAGGACGCACGCTCAGGCGGCAGCCAGAAGCGTGAGATTACCCTCGGCGTGCTCACTACAGGAGCCAAGAACAACATCGAGAGCTCAGGCGCAATCACACTCACCATCAACGACCTGCTCCCGAGACTGAGCGAAGGACTCATATTCGGCAAGGTAGGCATGCAGGTGCAGACAGGCGTGAGAGGCAACATCGTGTGGCCTTATGCCACCGACAACGTGGCGTTCGAGGAGGTCGGCGAGACCGCTGCGCTCACCGACCAGGCTATCGACTTCGACAAGATAGTTGTCAACCCCGCCCGCTCAGGTGCCACCATCGCCGTTTCCAACGAGGCCATCGACGACTCCTCGTTCGACCTTCTCGCCTTCCTGCAGGACTCCCTCCAGTTCGCACAGGCTGACTACCTGAACTGGAAGACCTTCAGCCACGACAATGCCATCACGGGAATCAAGGGTCCGTTCGCTTCGCAGACAGGCACTGTTCCCACTCTCACCGCCACTTACCAGAACGTCCTCAACGCGAAGGCGGAACTCATCAACGCCGGCGTGAACATGAACGGTTTCTGCTATGTCCTCGACGCAAGCGCGGAGGCTCTCCTGAAGGCCACTCCGAAGGCTGCAGGCCAGGGCGGGTTCATCATCCAGGACGGCAAGCTTGACGGAGATCCTTACTTCGTGAGCCACTACATCCGTAACAACGGATCGAAGGCCAAGGCGTCCGACATGTATATCGGACTCGGCGTGTGGAGCAACTTCGCCGCCAACCAGCACGGCGACGTACGTCTCATCATCGACCCTTACACCAAGGCCAAGAACAACGAGACCGTCATCACCATCAACACGAAGTGGTCTCTCACCACTCTCCGTCCTCAGGCGTTCAAGCTCTACAAACTCGCAGCAGCCGCAGCAGCCGCAGATCATTAAACTTTCATAGTCCTGATAATACCGCAGGGGCAGGGGAGCCAGTTCTCCCCGCCCTACCACATACCACTGACACATGATAGCAGACTTCGACATATTCAAGAAACACGTACGTGCAGATGACTACGAGGCAGACGACGAGTTGCTGATGACCTACCTAAAGGCGGCGACCCGCCAGGTAGTGAATGCAACCGGGTATTCCATGGAGGAGCTTGAAACCATTCCACCTGGGGAATTTCCCGAGGACATCCTCAACGCCATTTACATGCGCGGTGCGTCGATGTATGCTTTCCGTGAGGACGTGGACTCCACATCGCTCGGCATGCTCCCTCTCTCTCTCATGGCAATCATCAAGCCGTATTGCAAGATGTACGGCGGCGGGTTGCTCGCTCCGCTTGTTGAAAAGTATAACGAAGAGACAGGTGAGGGATGAAGAGAGGAGGAAACGACTGGTACAGGATAAAGCTCTATGAGCTGACAACGACCCGCAATGAATTCGGCGAGGAGAGTGTCAGCTACGAGGAGCGGGGGACGTACAGGGCACAGAGAACCAACCTGAAGGGAGTGCTCCGGACGGAGACCGACGAGTTGTTCCCGGACTATACAGTTGAGTGGAACATACCTTTTCCGATACAAGTCGACGAGGGATGGAGGCTTCAGCAGTTGGGCGGGTATCTCTACACTATCACCAACGTGCTGCCCAATGTCCGTCGTCAGCTGAAAACCCTGATTTGTCAACGAGTAAACGAGTAAGGCATGGAAACCATAACCGTCGAGCAATACAAGAAGGACATCGGAGGGCTGCTCCTTGAGATGAGCCCGCGGAACGTCCGTAAGGCCGTCAGGAACGCAGAGCGGAGAATAGGCGAGAAAATCCGTAAGAATGCAGTCGCGAGGCTCCGCGCAACAGGTCTCCGTGTCGACAAAAACCTCGAGGAAGGAGTCAGGCTCGTAAGATTCTCGAAACGCTTCGGTTTTGCCGTCACCATCAAGCCCAACAGGGCTACGGGGGAGAGCTACCACAAAAACAGGCAAGGTCTGCTTAAACCCGTGCTCGCATGGGCTGAGTCAGGAACGGATGACCGTAAGACCCGGAAGGGAGGCAAGAACAGGGGCAGGATGGATAAGAACAAGTCCTACTCGTTCATGCCGTCTGAAGAGAATTATGTGGATTTTGTGGAGTCAAATATGATGACTGCGATAGACCAGGAGTGCAACAAAATTGTAAGTAAATATGGGCTCATCTAAATCATCCCTAAGCGCAGGACTCATGATAGCCTCCCTTCTCGGGAACGCAGAAGAGGTCAGCGCAATAGTCGGGAACAAGATATTCCCCGTCACCGCAAAAGCCGGTGTGCTGCTCCCTTTCATCTCCTACAGGAGGACAAAAACGGACATTAACCCGGTTAAGGCAGGGCATGGTGCGGAGACGGTACGCATTGAGTTCAACTGCTACGCACAGACGTACAAGGCGAGTGTCCAGCTTGCCGAGGCGGTAAGAGATACCCTCGACCACGCCCAGCTTGAGATGGACGGCGTAAGGCTCAGGTCGTGTACGTACGAGGACAGCGCGGAGGGTTATGAGGATGATGCCTATGTACAGAGTTTGATTTTCAACCTAAAAATCTAATAGAATTATGGCAATACCAACAGAAGGCTACGTAAATGGTAGCGACCTGCTGCTTAAGGTAGGTGGAAAGGCGATCGGTCACTGCACCAGCCACACCATCACGTTTAACAGCGAGACAAAAGACAGGTCCGTAAAACCGCTTGCATCAGCAACCTATTCGTCTGGCTTGTGGAAAGGAAAAGGAGTGACGGGTCTCAGTATCTCCATCAGCGCTGAGGGTCTTCGTTTCTACGGCGAGACCGAGAACGGCTATGAAGAGCTCGGCCCGAAATGGGGAACCGGTCAGAGCGTCGAGGTTATCGGCTTCCAGCGTGAGGGTGACGCAACCCCGTATCTCAGCGGAGACTTCGTCATCACCTCCATCGAGGAGACGAGCCCCGCCCAGGACGACGCCACCTACAGCATCAGCCTTGAGAACGACGGCGAACCCGCCGTGTACCCGGGGAAACCCGCAAACTAATCTGACGAAGGACTATGAAAGGAGTAAATTTCACAATAACTGTCAAAGGCGAGGCATACCCCTGTCGTGAGACGATGGGGGCAATGCTCCGCTTCAGGCGGGAGACGGGAAAGGATGTCAGCGAGATGGACGTCAAATCCATCGCCGATATGTGCACCTATCTGTGGTGCTGTTTATCGAGTGCCTGCGCGGACGACGGAAAGAAATTCGACCTGTCGTTGATGGAGTTCGCTGACAGCGTCGGAATAGACACACTCGATGAATGGCTGAAAATGAAGAACGAATCAGCGGAGCCAGTTGACGACGTGGAATCAGGTGACGAAAAAAAAAGCTGACGATATACGAGATGCTCGGCATCGCAACCGCTTGTATAGGCCTGTCTTTGGATGATTTCTGCAGACTGACTCCCGATGAATTCAGCTACGTATGCAAAGCATACACGGACACGTCCGAGATGAGACGGCAGGAGTCATGGGAGCGTGCAAGAGCGGTGGCGACATTGACTGTCCAGCCACATCTGAAGCATCAGATGAGCGCCAGCAAACTGATGCCGTTTCCATGGGATGATAAAGCAAAGCCTTCCCCTCAACCGAAGCCTAAAAAGACTAAGGAGGAGGAGAAGGCTATTTTTGAACGATTAGCAAAACGTTTCTGACATGGCAAAGAAAATACGTATCGACATAGACATGGCGGTGAATGGCAAGGAAGTCATCCAGTCCACCGTCTCAGACGTTGAGGAACTTAAAAAGAGGACCCGTGAAATACCCGAAGACCTTAAAAAGCTTAATGAGTCTCTGAGAGGCACGAGCAGGTTCGGGGACATCTTCGCAAAAATCACGGAGTCTGGCAAACCTATGCAGCGTCAGCTGAGGGAGATACAGAAGCTTCTCAGCGAGATGAAGTTCGAGGGGCTCGACAACACCGAGGAGTTCCAGGCGATGACCCAGTACGCAGGTAACATGGCCGACGCCATCGCCGACGCCCGCGCCAATGTCAACTACTTCGCCAGCGACACCAGGAAACTCGACACCGCCGTCGGTATGTTCCAGGGTGTGGCAGGAGCGTTGAGTGTGGCACAGGGAGCCCTCTCCCTGTTCGACGACGACAACAAGGCCTTCGAGCAGACCATGAAGAAAGTACAGGGCACCCTCGCCCTCGTCAACGGCGTGCAGGCCATCAGCAACACACTGAACCGTGACTCCGCCCTCGTGATGGGCGTGAAGAACCTGCAGACCAAGCTGGCCACGATGTGGAGCAAGGCGCACGGCGGTGCGGTGCTCGCCGAAGCTGCCGCCACGAAAGGCGCGACCGTCGCCACGAGGGCACTCAACACCGTGCTGAAGGCCAACCCCGTCGGATTGGTCATCACCGCCATCACCACGCTGATAGGCCTGTTCGCAATGCTGAGCGGAAAGACCGAGGAGAACACCGAGAAGATGAAGGAGCAGGAGGCGGAGGCGAAGAGGCTCGCAGAGCAACAGGCACACGCGCATGAGGTCATCGGCAATGCCGTCGCAGATTCCACGGGCAAGTTCATGAAGCTCTCAGTCGAATGGAGGAATCTCAAAACCGAGAACGAGAGACAGAACTGGATAAACAACAACGCCAGCGCATTCAAGTCACTTGGCCTGAATGTCAAGTCCGTGACCGATGCCAACGAAGTGTTCATCCGTCAGATGCCACGTATCCTTGAGGTGCTCCGCCTGCAGGCAGAGGCAAGTGCGAACCTCGACCTCTACATCGAGGCCTACAAGGAACGTCAGAAGCGGCTTGCCGACCCCAACCTTGGCAACGGCGGTGCAAGGTTTGACCCCGTTACCACATGGCGCAACGCCTGGGCACTCCGGGACAGTAAAGGCAATGCCATCAGCTATGCGCAGAGGAATTCAACCATAAACGACCTCATCAGCGACTACGGACTGCAGAAAGGCGTCCACTACGAAGATGAGGGCATGGGCCGTGTCGGCGCACTGACCGCAGAAGGCGAGAGATACCTCACCGAGACCGCAAGGGCACGCGCGAAGGAAATCCGGGACAGAATCAATGCGGGGGAACAAAAGAGGATGGACACCCACCTCGGCAATTTTAAGGAATTTACCGAGAAGGCGACGAAAATGGTTGACGACATACCAAACATGTACAACCCGTCCACCTCCGCTGACCCTTATGCAAAATCATCCACCTCCACCCCGAAGACAAGCACCTCCACCCAAAAGGTGAAGACGACGCAGACCAAGTCCACGACCCCAGGAATCAGAAACGGCGCGGAGAACCAGAAGGCTATCGAGCAGAACCTCACCGAGCTTGAGAAGCTGAGGGCTGAGCGTGACAAGCTCCTCAAGGCACTGACAAACCCCAGACTCACCGAGTACGAGCGTGCCGAGCTGACTAAGAGGAAAGAGGACCTCGACGACCAGATATCCTTCCGTGAGCAGTGGAAGGCGGGCATGATGGACGTGGGAGACCTCCCCGCAAGCGAGTTCGTCCTCCCTATCACTATCAAGCCCGACCCCGGCGCATCGGGCAAGAACCTCGACGACTTCGCCAAGGCGCACCCCCTCAACCTCGAGACCAAGTTCAGCGCAGGCGAGTGGGAAGGGCTCAGCAACGCCATGGACGTGCGTGCGGTTGCACAGGAGAACATGGACAAGATCCGTGGCTGGTTCGACGCAGGTCTGATAGGCAGGGAGAAGGCAGAGGAACTTGCCGCCGCTGTCAACGCCAACCTCGAGCACAACGGCATCAAGCCCATCAAGCTGGAGATAGACGACACGGAGATGAAGAGCGCCGGCGAGACCCTCCGTGACACATGGGGCGGTGTACAGGGACTTGTGGGAGGCTTCAACTCCCTCTCCCAGGCCCTGGAAGGAAACAAGAGCGCATGGGAGGTGATAAGCGGCACAATCAACTCCGTACTGCAGATAATGGACGGATTCAGACAGGCGAGCCAGCTGATAAGCCTGTTCACCGCATCCACGCAGACAGCGACCACGGCGACCACGGCCGCAACCGCAGCCACCACCGCCCATACCGCCGCCACTACGGCAGACACCGCCGCAAGCACACTGCAGTCCACAGCCAACGCCACCGAGGCAGTGACTAAAGCCACCGCGGAGGGAACCAAGGCGGGCTGGCCAGGCCTGTTGTTCGCCATACCCGCCGCCCTCGCCGTAGTCATGGCAGGACTTGCCATGGCAGGCGCATTTGCAAACGGCGGTATCGTCGGGGGCACGTCGATGAGCGGTGACAAGTTGCTGGCGAGAGTCAACTCAGGCGAGATGATACTCAACAAGAGCCAGCAGACCCGCCTGTTTGGCCTGCTGAACGGACTCACGCCGCCCAGCTTCCGCACCCCGTCCATTCCCAACCTCGACGGGCTGAGAGCCAACAGCGGAGGCACGATGGACTTCCGCATCAGCGGACGAAACCTCGTCGGCGTGCTGGCCAACGAGACGAGAATCAGCCGTAAGTCGGGCAGACGGACGATGATAAAGATATAGGCGCAAAACTCGCCCGAAAAAGTGTAGGAAACACTTTGAATTTCGCCCGAAAAATCGTAAATTTGTAACATAATCAGGATAACGGAAAATGTACATTTTCGGCACATACATAAACGGAAAGGGAAGGACCGTGAAGGTTGAGATACTCACGGGCTCAGACCGCGCCGAGCGGATGGAAATCGGCACGGACGGCCTCTATTTCACAGACGAGCCCGTGGAGATAACCAGCGAGGTGAACGACACCTTCGACGTGCTCCTGCCCCACTCCGCAACCATCCGTCTGCAGACCGACCGCCACATCCCCGAGCTCTACACTGCCCTGTGCCGTAACTGCGCCGTGAA